ATTTTGCGTAATGCTAGTGAAAACACTATTGCACAAAACGTACCTATGATTAGTTGCTATGTTTCTGGCTTGAGTTACGACAGGGCTCGTGTACAGGAACCCAACTTTGTTAGTAAGATGCACATACGTCAACGAGAGTACGATGCAGACACTGGCACTTACTTACAGACACAAGGCAATGCGTTTACTGTAGAGCGTCTCATGCCCGTGCCCTACAAGCTAACCATGAAGGCTGACATCTGGACAAGTAACTTAACACAAAAATTACAGTTACTAGAACAATTGTTAACCCTGTTCAATCCTAGTTTGGAACTACAAAGTACCGACAACTATATTGACTGGACAAGTTTGAGCGCCATTGAAATTATTGAAGTCAACATCAGTAGTAGAACTATTCCAGTAAACACTGAAGACCCATTGGATATTGCATCACTGACATTTGAACTGCCCATATGGATTAGCAGTCCTGCCAAGATTAAGAAATTGGGCGTTATTGAGAAAATTGTTAATAGCATTTATGATGCTGGTGGTGACATTGACACTGCCATCTTCAACCAAGATTTGTTACTAGGCACAAGACAATACTTTACTCCGCTGTTGTATGGGACTGTTCTAGTTGGTAATCAATTACAACTTATCAAATACAACGAGGTATTAGCTGACCCCAATAACGAATATGCCGTACCAGAAAAAATCGGCACTGCTGATAACTGGGATGCACTGGTAAGTATCTATGGAAAATTAACTGACGGTATAAGTCAGATAAGATTGGGCAATGAAGAGACAGGTGTTAACATAATGGGAACGGTAGCATATCATCCAACAGATCCAACTATAATGTTGTTTACGGTTGATGGTGATACCATTCCCTCTAATACGCTGGATCCAGTTGATGCAATAATAGATCCAGAACGTAGCGGACCTGGTACAGGACTGCCTGCTGCCGTTGCTGGTACAAGGTATCTCATATTACAAGGCATTGGCGCTGACTGGAATACTGACGGCGCAGATGCTTGGAAGTCTACACTGGGAGATGACTTTGTTGCGAATCCTTATGACATTATAGAATATGATGGCACTGCCTGGACTATTTCTTTTGATAGCACTGATGCAAGTAGCACAGAATATGTCAGTAACATAACATCCGGAATACAATATGTCTGGACTGGTAGTGTTTGGCAAAAATCATATGAAGGTGAATATAAGGCTGGCGAATGGACACTTATTCTTTAATCGGCGCTGGAGTTTTAATTTACAGTACTAGCACTGGGCGCTACTTGTTTTTATTAAGAAGTGGTGGTAGTTTTAACAACCACTGGGGTCTTGCTGGTGGAAAACTAGAAATAAACGAATCCCTGTACCAGTGTGTTAGTCGAGAACTACGAGAAGAAATTGGTGTCGAACGTATTGGTAAGCTAGTTCCCTTGGATCAGTATACCAGTGACAATAATAGATTTGTCTACCACACATTCTTGTGTACTGTAGACTGTGAGTTTATACCCAAACTTAACGATGAACACAAAGGTTATTGCTGGGTTAAGCTGGAAGATTGTCCAAAGCCCGTACACCCAGGCGTTTGGAAAACACTAAATTTTGATTCTGTACAGGCTAAAATTAAAACTTTTGAGTTTATAAATCCACTTCAAGAGCAAACTCACGTTTATTAATCTCTCGATAATTTAAACAACTACGCCACTCTTTGGGTGCGGCTTTGTGCGGCATTACTCGAATAAAGTCAACATCCCTATATGTTCTAAAAATAGTTGCCATATAGTGTACCCAGGGTGCGGATGTTATATTGGCATCGGCAGGATCATAATGTTCAGTACCTGCATAGATATTATTGTTATGATCTTCTTCTTGGTTGTCAAAGCCCAGTAAATAAACTTTTTTGTGCCCATCGAAACATGCCATGTAAGTTGCTATTGCACCAGCACACATACTCTGTCTGTAATGTGGTATAATATGAAACTTGCCCGGGTGCTTCATAATATTTTCAGAAGTTGAGATGACGATAGTTTTCTCACTATTAAAGTTTTCTGCTATCTCTGCCGCCATTTTTTGATTTATAACAACCAAAATATCTGGCTCGTGATCCCTATAAAGAGCATTACATCCGTAAGTTTGAAGCGAATATTTTCCACGAATTCCAGTCTTATGATTGGCTAATAAGTCAAAAGGAATGTTTGTTCTGCTTTTGCCATTACCTAGTATTACTGCGGTGCCGTATTCAGACGTATCATTTTCTATCGTATTTGGCAACCACTCTCTGGTCTCTTCTGCGTTTTGTTTGAATAGATTTGTGCGAAGTATTACGAACTCACCGTCGTAATCTTTCCTATACAATCGTTCCATGCTTATCCTTAAAATCTACCGACGGCAACTTCAATTAAGTTAGTTTCGCCTTCTGCAACAACACCCATAGATTTTCCTAGTACAACACCAGGGAAAAACTTATTGTAGTCTATTGCTTGTGCAACACCAGCATCTTCGCCTGTAACTAGTACAGAACCTTTTGCAACTGGACCTTTAACCATACAGGGAACTCGTCCTGTTAAGGCTATTGCCACGGTGTTTGTGCCAGTTAGCGCACTATTCATCAAATATGCGGGATCTGTTGACACAATACCTGCTACTGCTGGATCGTGTGACTTAGTTGACACGGTGACTTCTTGATCTCCACCAAATACCAAAACGGTACCAGGTGCATATTGCGCATCTGCTTGGTAACGTTCTGCCAAGTCAGCATAACGTGCTGATGTTGACGTAGCTGTCATGACGCCTGCACTAAAGTCGCCGGATGCATCTCTGTACACAATAGTGTTGGCAGTGTTAGCACTTGTAGCATTAGATGTAACAGTGAATGTACCACCCTCGCTACTTACGCTACCACTAATACCGTTACCAGAAGTTGCACCAGATGCAACATAATTACCAGTTGTATCTGTGCCTAAATCAACAGAGTTAGCAACAATAGTTGCCGTTAGTGTTGCACTAGCCAAATTAGTAACGGTAGCAGAACCACTTAAATCACCAGCTAGTGTAATAGTGAAATCACCAACATCAAAGTCTAGGGTGTTATCGGTATCATCATATGTTACTGCAATACCAGATTCAGTATTACCAGAAACCATAGCACCAATGGTGTCAGCAATATATTCATCTATTGCTGTTCCACCAATAGTAGGGGTTGTTAAGTTGGGACTAGTTAGTGTTGGACTAGTTAGTGTTGGACTAGTTAGTGTTTTATTAGTTAAAGTCTGGGTACTGGTTTCGGTAACCATAGGAGAACCGCCAGCAGTTGCACCATCATGAACAACAATAGTCTTTTTGTCAGTGTCAACAGTTATCTCGCCGTTACTTCCGGCATAATTTCCGTTTTGTGCGGTTGTTCCGCGTCTAAATTGTAAAATCGTTGGCATTTCTTATCCTCTACCTATATTTAGTTAAGCCGCAACATACGCTTCGTCATCACCGAAATCAACAGTGATTAAACTACCAACTGGTTCCATTGAGTCGTAAATAATACCCAAACTTACACCGAACGGATCGGCGCCGCCAGCCGCAAATGGTGTTTCTACTGCTTCTGTTTGGTCAGTACCTTTAGCTAAATCGTAATCAGTGTCGCCGGCGCCCGGCGCAGTTGTAATTGTACTTGACTGGTAGCCGCTGGCTCCCCCTCCACCACCTGTTGCGGTTGCCCAACTTAGGTTTTTAGCACCGTCTGTAACCAGTGCTTGTCCTGGGGTACCATCTGCACTAGGTAATACCCAAATAGCATCTCCCGTACCGTTCACGGGTGCTCTAAATCCTACATAATTGCTATTGTCAGCATCATAAAATTGCAATGCTGCTCTACTCATCATCCCAACCGTACCGGTAGAGAACAATTGTCCGGTAACGTTCGTTTGTCCACCAACATGCAAGTTACCAACAATACCGGCGCCGCCCGCTACTTTTAACGCTCCAGTGGTTGTGCTAGTAGATATAGTAGATGCAGTAATATTTGCCGTGGATGTTGTGGTAGTAGTAGCATTAACTGTTGTGATATCACCGGTGGTAATTGTCGCAGTTGTTGTGCTTATATTTCCAGTTACTGCATTTCCAGTAATTGATAGTGTTCCCGTTCCCGTAACACTGCCTGTACTAACATTGCCCGCAGTTAAGTTTCCAGTTATTGCTGCCGTTGAACTTGCTGTAAATGCTAATGTACTGATCGTACCACTTGCAGTAATATTGCCTGTAGTAATATTTCCTGTGATCGAAGTCGTGCCTGTAGTAGATAAGATCGATCCAGAAGTTTCTAATGTTTTATTAAGTACCCATTTGTCACCGGTACTGGTATATGTAATCGTTGCATTGGCACCATCAATAGTAATGCCTGCACCATTAGCTGCCGCCGCAGTGGCAGAGCCCTTGGCTAGTGTTAAATTTAAATCCTCAACATCAAGAGTCGAGGTATTTAGGGTAGTAGTAGTACCATTAACTGTTAGGTTACCATCAACCACAAGATCTTTTGCTTTAAGATTAGCATAGCCTGTCATTGTAGCATGACCTCTAGTTGACCCAGTATTATGGGTGTACATCACGACAAATTCGTCTTCACTTTCGTCCCAGATAATACCAACATTTGTGTCGTCGCCACGCTCTATTACAAGACCCGCATCCTTATCATTGCTTCCAGTTTGACTCTGGTTCAATAATAACAATGGATCATCAAACACTGCTTCGGCAGTGTTTGTATTAATTTGGTTAAATTTTATTCGTGTTAAGCCCATAATACTATTTATGTCTACATTAGTTTCTGTTCAGACGTGAAAAAGGGACCTTTCGGTCCCTTTCTCAGCTTTCGCTATATATTAATAACGACCTACAACAACTTCAATAACGCCTTCTGCGCCATCAAAGTTCTCTAGTGCCTTACCAATAATGCTACCTACTTTAGGATCTGCTTCTGCACGAGCTGCGCCGTTACCAGCACTAACCATCATGTCACCCTTGCGTACAGGACCAACCACTTTACATGGTACACGCCCAGTGAACGCTACAGCAACAACGTGTTCTGCTTCCAAACCAACGTTCATCAAGTAAGCTGGGTTAGTAGAAACAACACCTGCTACGCGAGTACACATATCATGTGCGCACGCAGTAACTTCTTTGTCACCACCGAACTCAACTACCGTACCTGGTTCAATAGCCGCATCACCGACATAATTTTCTGCCAAGTCAGCGTATTGTGCTGATGTTGTTGTAGCAGTAATTGTGCCTGCGCTAAAGTTACCAGATGCATCGCGATAAACGATAGTGTTAGCAGTGTTTGCGCTAGTTGCGTTAGATGTAACAGTGAATGTTGCACCTTCACTACTTGCACTACCAGTTAAACCGTTACCACTTACAGCACCAACTGCAACGTAGCTACCAGTTGTTTGTGTGCCTAGTGTTACAGCATCGGCTGCGATCTTAGCATTAGTAACCGCGCCGTCTGCGATCTTACCAGTTGTAACGTTTGAATCAGCAATCTTAGCAGTTGTAACGTTTGCGTCAGTGATCTTAACAGTTGTTACTGCGTTAGAAGCCAATTCTGCTGCGCCGATAGAACCAGCGGCAACGCCAACAGATGCTGGAGTAGTACCGTCAGCGCCATAGAACGCAACAGAGCCACCGTTGTCTTTAATTACCACAGTACCCAAAGTAATTGTGCTACCAGACAAGTAGATGTCTCTCCAACGCTTGCTTGCAGAACCTAGGTCATAAGTTACATCAACTGAAGGTAAAACATGACTTGCAATAGCAGCCGTAAAGTCAACTGTATCGCTTGCGTTATCACCAAATGTAATGTTACCAGCAGCAGTAATGTTGCCACCAACAAACAAGTTACCAGCGATACCAACACCACCGTCAACTACTAGCGCACCTGTTGATGTGCTTGAAGAAACTGTTGTTGCTAGACAGTATAGCTGTCCGTTGTTGTCAATAGTGACATACTTGGTACGTGCGGCTGAACCAGCATACAACTCAATACCTGCAGGAACCGCAAACATTGCAGCATAACCGTTGACGGAGTCTGAAATGTTAGTAACTGTAGTTGTTGTTGTAATCTTACGTACTTCAATTGTGTCTGCTGAGCCAGGAGCTTCAGTAAATGTCAATGTAGTACCACTTACGCTGTATGCATCACCAGGAGCCTGAACAATACCGTTGATACTAACAATACAACTTGCAGTTGTTTGCGATTCTGTCAATGTGAAAGCAACTGTAGATTCGTCACCTGAGAATGACTGACTTGCAATAACCGTAAAGTCACTTGCTAGTGATGTCCACTCTGTGCTGTCATAGTACTCAATAGCACTTGTGTCAGAGTTGAAACGAACCATACCTGTTTGTGTTGTACCAGGACGTTGTGCTGTTGTACCTGTTGGGATAATAAACGAATCAGTACCGTTAATATGCAAACTTGCATTTGCATGAGGAGATGCTGTCTTAATACCAACGTTATCACCGCTTGCGTCAACGTAAATTACGTTAGCGTTGTTTACACCACCGATTGCAGTATCACTACCATTACCGGAACCGTTAATGATTGTCTTACCAGTACCGTTAGGCTGGATGTTAATTGCACCGTCTGTGTTTAGGCTGCTAATTGTCTGTGTATCAACCTGGATGTTACCAACGCTCAATGCACCACCAACACCAACACCACCTGCAACTACAACTGCACCAGTTGTTTTGCTTGTAGAAGCTGTTGTATTTGTGAACTGAGACTTAGCACCACCAACGTTGATGTTACCTGCAATACCAACACCACCAGCAGTAATAATTGCACCAGAAGAAGTAGTTGTACTAGCATCTGTTGATGTTGAATCAATTGTACCACTAGCGTTAATACTTGTTGCATTTACAGTAGTAAGGTTACCAGTTGTAAATGTAGCAGTTGTACCATCTAGTGTTACGATTGTACCAGTTAGTGCATCAACGTCACCAGCGGCACTGATGTTACCCGTAAAGGAAGCATCTGTACCATCCAATGTTGCAATTGTACCTGTTACAGCATCAATGTCACCAACAGTAGAAATGTTACCTGCTGTCAAGTCGCCAGTAACGTCAGCATCACCTGATACTGTCAAATTACCACTGAAACTTGCGTCAACACCGCTTAGGGTGTCAATAGTACCAGTTGCGGCATCAATGTCACCGTTAGTTGTTAGGTTACCAACAGATACATTACCTGTAAATGAACCTGTACCGCTTGCTTGTACATTACCACTGAAAGTTGCGTCAACACCGTCTAGTGTATCAATCGTACCTGTTAGTGCATCAATGTCACCACTCAATGTCAAATCGCTACCAGTCATTGCGCCAGTGAAGCCTGCTGTACCACCAACTGTTAAGTTGCCAGATAGTCCTAGGTTTGTCGAGTTAAGTGTAGTTACTGATATACTATCAGCACTAACCGCGCCACTGAATGTACCATCAACTGCAAATACCTCATTTACATCAATGTCACCTTTTGTACCACTTACAACTTCGCTTGAAATAGTGGCTACAGGAACGAATGTAAAACGGCCTGTGCTGTCGTCAAAACCAAAGAAACCGTTTTTAGCTGCGTCACCGTCGTGCCATTGGAAGCCAATACCACGATCCTTGTTGTCGTCAGCAGCAGGAGCAGCACCATCATCACCACCACCAATCAACATGATTGGGTCAGCAACTGTTGTTGTCACTGTGTTAACATACGTAGCTGTTCCGTCAACTGTCAAGTTACCGCTAACAATAACGTCACCGCTGAATGTACCGTCAACCGCAGATACATCACCACTGAATACTGCATTTGTGGCGCTCATGTCGCCAGTTGCATCGATATCACTACCAGCAGTTACATTACCTGTAAAGGAAGCATCGGTACCGTCTAGTGTATCAATAGTACCAGTTGCGGCATCAATGTCGCCACTTAGTACTGCATTTGTACCGTTTAGTGTTGTAGCATTTACCGTTGTAATGTTACCAGTTGTCAACACACCAGTTGTTGCACTGATATTACCAGCAGTCAAGTTGCCTGTAATGGCAGCAGTTGTACCAACTGT